TTTTGTTCATGCGGCGTGGCAAAGGGCAAAGGATTCAGCGGTGATATTATCCTTAATATATATGCTCCTTCCGGCACACAGATGATGTATGCTGAACCGTTTTCTGCTTTCGGCAATGGTAGTGGTAAATCGTGGGATGGGCTTGCAACGCAAAGTTCTTTCGGGCAAGAATCGGAAATCATTTTGCAGCAAGGCACAAAGTTCAGGGTTGTAAAGGTGGAAAAAACGCCTGGTACAATATACTTCGATCTTGAAGTGATTGAACAAACCCCGCAACGATAGAAAGAGGGTGGATAAATGGCAGAAAAGAAAACACTGGAAGAACGGTATGTGGATGAAGTTCTTTCTGATAATGCCGCTTTAAAACATTATTCCCAATGCAAGGATTGCATTTTCAGGGATAGGCGGATTGTGGGCGGTGAAGAAGTCGGATATGACAAATGCGTATGCCGTATTTACGGAAGAATCAGTGCAATGCGAACCAATGAAACACAGCCGAAATTCTTTGATTACATCCCGGTTGAAACCGTTGACAAGCCGGAAGATGTATATAACAACACGGGGCAATGTGAGTATTACGAAAGAGAAAAGCGAAAATGAAAATAAAGCACTTTTGAAATTAACTTTTCAAGGGTGTTTTTTTTTTTTTTTTCATGCCGTTTTTAGAAAGAGGTGATCCAGTTATCGTCCAGCTATGGGTTAAATAGAGCTTTCGTCTTTTAAGCGTTGTAGACGGTAAAGAACAAGGTCGAATTTCGTGGTTCGTAACCCACGGTAAAAAACGGAAAATTTGAAAGGTAGGTAAACGCTATGAAAAAAGAAGATTTGATTGCAATGGGCTTGACGGAAGATCAGGCAAATAAGGTTATGGATTTACTTAACGGGAACTTTGTAACAAAAACGAGGTTCAACGAGATTAACGAGGAAAACAAGACCTTGAAACAGTCTGTTGCTGATAGAGATAAACAGCTTGAGGATTTGAAGAAATCCAGCGGCGATAATGCTGAACTGAAAAAGCAGATTGAAACCTTGCAGCAGCAGAACGCAGAACAGAAGAAAGCTCACGATGCAGAAATGGCACAGTTGCGGCTTGATAACGCTATTGACGCAGCCCTGACGGCAGCCGGGGCGAGAAATGCGAAAGCGGTCAAGCCGTTTATTGATGCAAGCCAAGTCAAACTTGGTGAGGGCGGCAAGCTGACCGGGCTTGACGAACAGTTGAAAGAGATTCAGAAAACGGAAGGTTATTTGTTCGCTGAAAAGCAGCAGAAGCAACAGACCTTCAAGGGCTTTCAGCCGGGAGCTTCCGGCGAGGTAAAGCCTGGAACGGAAGTTGACGTTTCCAAAATGACATATTCGGAGCTTGCTGCATATATGGCAGCACACTCGGATGTAAAAATTGATTAAGAAGAAAGGTGATTAAGAATGGCAAAGTTTGATTCCAAAACATTCAACCCGCAAGCCTTTGGTGCGTATATTAAGCGAATTCCCAATGTCACCAAAACAGAGCTTGCAAAATCGGGCGCGGTAGGCACTAACGAACAGGCAAGGTCGGCACTTTCCAATCAGACTGGAAGCCTTTATGCCCGTATTCCCTACTTTGGGCGTATTAGCGGCGATACTTCGCAGAACAATGACGGTAACACCGATATTACCGCAACCAACACTACAACCTACGAACAGGGCTTTGTGGTTGCTTCCCGTATGGATTCGTGGACTGAACGCAGTTTCAGCAAGAATATCACGGCTGGCGTTGATTTCATGGATAATGTTGCGGCACAGGTGGCCGATTACAAGATGGAAGTGAAGCAGGCTATATTGCTTGCTATCCTTTCCGGTGTATTCGGTATGAAAACCACCGGAACGGATGTTGCAGCCAAAGCCGCAAAGGAATTCATTGACAAGCACACCTATGATATTACGGGTAAAACCGGGGATGATGCTTTTGTTGGTGCGGCAACGCTGAATCAGGCAATTCAGAAGGCTTGCGGCGATAACAAGAACATTTTTAAGCTGGCGATCATGCACAGTGAGGTTGCAACCCGCCTTGAAAACATGAAGTTGCTGAAATATTTGACACAGACTGACGGTGAAGGAATTCAGCGTGATCTTGCAATCGCTACTTGGAACGGGCGTTTGGTTCTGATTGATGACAATATGCCTACGGAAGATGTTGCGGCTTCCGGTGATATTGCGGCTTATACCGCTTATACCACATATATTCTTGGCAGCGGTGCGATTACCCTTGATGATATTGGGGATTCCGTTCCGTATGAAATGAGCCGTGATCCGAAAACCAACGGCGGGCAGGATACGCTTTATGTGCGTGACCGCTATATTTGTGGCGTTGATGGTATCAGCTTTGAGAAGCCCGCAAGCATTACAGCTTCTGCTTCCAATACTGACCTTGCCACGGGTACGAACTGGAACATTATCAATGATGGCAGCAAGGCGATTCCGCACAAGGCTATTGCTATTGCAAAGATTGTTTCCAAAGGCTAATGGAAGCGGTGATTCCAATGCTGGAAACGGTAAAAGAACGGTTGAAATCGTTTGGGTATGAGTTGCAGGAAGGGGATGAATTTGCCCTTACCTTCTCTGTTAATAAGGTGGAAAACACCATAAAGAACGATTGCAACACGCTTTCTATACCCGATGGTTTGATGAATATCGCTGTTGACATGGCGGTAGGTGAGTTCTTAACGGCAAAGAAAACCTTTTCGCCGGATAGCATTGCAGGGCTTGATTTAGATTTTGCGGTAAAGCAGATACAAACAGGTGATACAAACACGGTATTTGCAATCGGGGAAGGCAGTTCGACCCCTGAACAGAGGTTGAACGCTTTTTTGAATTATCTTCTGACTTATGGCAGGAATCAATTTTCTTGCTATCGGACAATCAGATGGTGAACGGACTGACAGCCGCGCAGAAAGCGGCAAGGAAAGCGATTGAAAGCACCTATTCAGGTGTTTGCACCATTCTTGAACGCCGGGATGTGAGGGATGAAAAAACCAAAATCACACGGAAGAATGAAGAAATTCCCGTTATCGAAAACCAGCCGTGCAAGCTATCCTTTGAAAAGCTGAACACCGTTGTTCAGACTGAAACGGCGGCGGCTCTGACACAAGGCACAAAGCTATTTATAGCCCCGGAAATCAAAATAAAACCCGGATCGAAAATCATTGTGGAGCAAAACGGCGCAACAACCGAATATTCCGCAAGTGGCGAACCTGCTGTTTACTTTTCCCATAGTGAATATATGCTTGAACTTTTTAAGGGGTGGTCTTAATAGCAAGTATGGGCAGTTTTTCGGTTACTGGAATGAAGAAGCTGCAAAAGCAGTTGAAAAAAATCCAGCAGGGCAATGTTGAAGGCTTTATTGATGCTTGTGCAAAAGAACTTGCCGCTCGCTTACTGGCAAAAGTTATCAAGCGTACACCCGTGGGGGATTACTCAAAAGAAATAGAAGTGGTTGCAAAGAAAGATTCAAAGCACCACAAAAAGGGTGATACCTACACGAAAAAAATCAATTCTTCGGGTAAAAAAGGCGGTACACTACGCCGGGGCTGGACTTCCGAAACCTATGAAGAAGCACAGAACGGAAAAAAGGTAAGTGCGAACGCATATGCCGATTCCCTGACAATCCACCATTACGGGAACATGGTTGTAATTGAGATTGTGAACCCGGTTGAATACGCTTCCTATGTGGAGTATGGACACCGGACACCCGATCATAAAGGGTGGGTTCAAGGGCGGTTCATGCTTACGATTTCAGAACAGGAAATGCAGAATATAGCTCCGAAAATGCTTGAAAGCAAAATTAAAAAGTTTTTAGGGGAGTGCATGAAATGATAAATTCAATAATTGAATCAATCAGCATTTCCTTAAATGCTGAATTTGGCGACGGTTACACCATTTATACAGAATCGGTTGGGCAGGGTTTGCAGGAACCTTGTTTTTTTGTGTCCTGTATCAATCCCAGCAGCCGGCCTTTTCTGGGTAAAAGGTATTTTCGGGAGAATCAGTTCTGTTTGCAATACTTTCCGGCAGATACCGACCGGGCGCGGGAAGAATGTAATGCTGTGGCCGAGCGGCTTTATACCTGCCTGGAGTATATCAGCGTGGCCGGGAACTTGACGCGTGGCACGAAAATGAGTTATGAAGTGGTTGACGATGTGCTGAATTTCTTTGTGAACTATGATATGTTCGTTTACAAGGCGGCAACTTCTGATGCCATGGAAGATTTATCACAGAATGTTACCATGAAAGAATAAGGTGATGTAAATGGCAGAAAAAAGGACGGAAAAGGCTGCTGCAAGCGAACCGGGCAAAA